TTTGTTCTGACGGAGATCAATGGGCCAAGCCTAATCAGTGGGCCGTGAAGGAGAAGGGAAAGAAGAGAGCGTTGAAGCTATGGGATAGCGAAGAAGACGCCAATGAACACGTTGCGTCCAGCGATAAAAAGCTGGAGATAGAATTTCGCAAGGGCGATAAGACCCGGTGTGAAGGGAACTACTGCAATGTCGCAGAGTTCTGTGAGCAATTTAAAGGATGGAGAACATAATGTCTGTATGGAAGACACTATCAGCGATCAATGTTAATGATCACACAGAAAAGAAGAACGGGCTGACATACCTATCATGGGCATGGGCTTGGGGTGTATTGAAGAGCCACTATCCAGAGGCCACATTCACCAAGCATATACAGCCTGACGGCTCACCCTGCATAAGGGACGATGCTGGTTACTCATTCGTTCAGGTGACAGTTGATGTCGATGGGATTAGTGCAACAGAACTATTCCCTGTGCTGGACTACCGCAACAAGGCAATCCAAAACCCAGATGCCTTCTCAATTAACACGGCGTTTCAACGTGGGTTAGCTAAGGCAATTAGCTACCACGGTTTGGGTCATTACATCTATGCGGGTGAAGACCTACCTCAGAGCGAAGGAGAGGCCCGGCAGGAAGAGGTAAAGGAAAAACCTAAGCCGGACCCAGTGAAGAAGCAAAAGGCTCCTGTAACGGCCCCCACAGCGGCTGACAAACCTATCCTTGGTAAGATGGTAAACACATTTGCCTACAAGGATGGAGACCGTGAGCCTCGTGCCGTGTCTGAGTGGGACACTTGGTCGGATGTCGCATGCTCATGGATCGGCTCCGCTCGGAGTGAGGACATGTTGAAAAAATTCTACGTTGCCAACCAAGCTATGTTTGGCCTAGCGAAGACCGAAGCAACCGCTGATTACGATAAGGTAATCAATTGCATTTCAGAAAAGAAAATCAAACTTCAGAAGGAGAAGAAGTAATGGCTCAATATCCGGCATCAGGTATCCTGTTCCAGAATGACAGGAAAGAAAAACCAACTCAGCCAGACTACACTGGCAACATAGAGCTAGAACCAGAGGTTATTCGTGACCTCATGGCGCAGATAGATGAGGGAGTGGAGCAACCAAAGGCCAACTTGGTTGGCTGGAGGAAGACAGGTAAGACTGGGCGTCCCTTCCTATCTCTTAGAGGTAGCATTATGAGGGAGCGTCAGACAGAAGGTGCTGGGTATCAGCAAACGCCCAGTGGTAACCCCCCGTCCGCTGACTTGGACGATGAAATCCCTTTCTAAAATAGGAGAAATACTATGCAAAATAACGCAGGTTCAGTTATTTTTTCTTTCTCACACGAGAAGGAAACTTGGAGAGTGGAACGTATGATGAAGGTCTATTCTTGTATACATGAAAGCTATCATTGGTTGATTTCAAAAATGGATGACCACGAAGGTGAACTCACTGTAACCATCAAGAAACCAAATAAAGCCCTTGCAGATAATATTGCTAAGTTGTGGGATATACAGGGCGAAGTTCATGTAAAAGTAATATCCGAATAACAACATGCTCATTCCGAAACATAAGAACATTCGGAATGAAGCGTACCTGAATACTTTGCGAGGGGAACCTTGCTTAGTGTGTAGGCGCGGCGCGGAAGCACACCACCTGCTTTATGTTGGGGAACATGGAACGGGTATGAGATCGGGAGATAACTGGGCTGTGCCTCTGTGCCGCGACTGCCATTCAGAACTGCATCGATACGGTGACGAGAAGACTTGGTGGGACTTGATCGGAATAGACCCTGTCAATTGGGCGAAAATAAATTGGGATAGATACAATGGTGACAGTGACTAGAGAAATGGTTCAACAGGTTGAATGCCCCGCATGTGGTGCAAAGCCTTTACAGAGCTGCGGTCACAAGAAGGACAAGACAAAGAGCCATGTTGACAGACTGCAGGCAGCTCAGTTGCACTTCAATAATGATGATGTGGCACCCGATAAAAGATACACGGGAAGAAAAGTTTTTCATAGGAGTGAAAGATGACATCTCCAAATCTAAGAAAGTTAAATGAGAATTGTCGCAAATGTGGAGCTGTAGGTGGGGAATACTGCAAGCACTGTAGTGGCAAAAAAAGAGAAGTGAAGCCAGAAGAGCTTATGTTTTTTAATCCTATAAACTTTTTAAGGGAGGACGAAGATGAGTAGCATTAAAGACGCAGCCATAGGCTTTGAGGCGGTGAAGGTGTCAATGTCTCAGGACAAGAATGGCATCATGCTACGCCTCAATGTGCATCCAAATGATTGCCCCCAAGAACTTCACACTGACTGGGTTGGCACTAGGTACATGGTTGCCATGGTGAGGCTCAACGATCAGGACGAACCGGAGCCGCGAGAGGAAGCGGTGAATGTTGAGAGATTGATTGCATCGGCAGGTTTGCTATGCCGCAATGATGACTTCCATGATTATCTGTACAGCATGGGCATGACTGAGAAGACGGATGTATTCAATCAAGAGAACGAAGCAGTTAGTGCCGTCAGAACCCATTGCGGTATTAAGTCGAGATCGGAGTTTAGGGATAACCCTGATGCAGTAAACAAGTTTGAAGAATTAAGAGAGGGGTTCAAAGAATGGAAGAAAAACTAATGAAGGTAAGCGAGATAGCAAAGATGCTGTCGATGAGCTTACGGTCTACCTACAGGTTCATAAGTAAAACAGAAGACTTCCCAGAAGGAATTAACTTGGGCGTCAGAATGAAACGGTGGAAGAGAAGTGAAATCTTGGAATGGATAGAAAAGAAAAGTGACGGAGAATCATGAGAGTTCGCTTGTCTCCTAGGGAGATATCTGTTTGTAAACAAGCGGCTACGTTTCGCTGGCAGTTAGCTAGGGCATCTGGAGTTGTCAATCAGAGAAGAGATCAGGGGCGAAACGATAATGACCTTGATCTTATAGGCATCAAGGCAGAGCTTAGTGTGGCAAAGGTATTCGACATAGACCACAATCCTTTCCAGCTTGGCGTTGATAGTGGTGAGGATATGTGGCTTGGTGATATATCTATAGACGTTAAGTCTACATTCTATCCAGATGGTCGCCTCCTCTTCAAAGACATTAATGCCTTCAAGGCAAGCTGCGCAGTCCTTGTGTGCCAAGAGGATGAAGATACTTACAATGTATCAGGGTACTGTTCTAGGGACAGGTTCAAGAAAGACAGCAGGCAAATGGACTTAGGCCACGGAATGGGATCAGTTATGGATCAGATTGATCTAAGCCCACTAGAGAAGCTGTGGTCTTACTCTACTCAGAGAAGGCTGCAAAAGTTCAACTGAACTTTATTAAAACCCTGCTAAAATCTTGTTGGCACTTCCAATAAGAAACTGTTTGCGCTCGTCGAGCCTGTCAAGAATAAGTTTCTTTTGATCGTCTGGCATTCTCATATTGCCCCTTACAGAGTTCATCTGACCACTTACTTTCCTTAAAGCGTTATCAATAGCCCTTATCCTTGGTAGGTATTTAATTTCTTCTGAGTATCTCTGTCTGGCTTTTTGTAACCGCTCAGTATCTCCAGATGATAGAGCGCCTTTAATCTCATCACCTGCGACAAGAACCTTGTCTCTCTTCTCAATGTAATTGCCATAGTCTTCACGACTAGAAACGCTTCCTATTATCTTTCTGACAAACGGAATCTCTCGGAAAATCTCTTCATCGAGTCCCTCTTCATAGACTCGAACTGGCAGCTCGGCAGTACGCTGGACAAACCTACCAACACCACCTGTTGCATACTCAAGCCAGAAGTTCATCACATCTGGTGATACATCTACGAAGCCCTTCGTGTCAGGTGTGCCACCAGTAAGATTGTTCAACATGTTTGCTACCCATATTGCAGATGGGTTTGTTGTTGACCAATACCTTTGACTGTCTGGACCTCGGTCATTGAAAGCAGCCTCTTTGTAGACAGGCTTCTTCGCGTAATCTTCGTTCTCTATAACATCAATGAATGGGTCTAGGACTGTAGGAGCCGCAAAGTTAGTGAAGCTCTCTGTGCCACCAATCGGATTGATTACATCTACAATAGTCCCCACGATAGAGGAGGTAGCTTTCCCAGCGGAGGTGCCGCCACGAGCAGCTTGGCTAGTGGCGCGTCCTATGTTGTGAGCCATGTTTAAGCCATACGGCATAGGTATCGATATGAATGATCTCTCCGTGAAGCCAAACGGATCAGGTAGGATCAAGTTGTGTTCAAGAATGTGTGGCTTTATGTTGTCGTAAACAAGGCTACCATCTTCATCCTCGTCAGACAACATAGCATTCAACTGATCTTGCAGGAAACCTGCTGCTATAGTTCCCGCCCAAATCTTCTGAACCTTCTTTGACTTCAACGCTGCATTCAAAAGTGCAAATGAACCTTGTAGAGACGCATTGTAGAACAGGTAAAATGCGTTCATGAACGTCTTGTATTCACCGCCCTTGGCAAAGTTCACTGTAACATTACGGGCCGCTTGCGCTGCGCGTTCTCTGGAGAAGCCACGATCCAGCATAGCCTTGTAAGTAGAAACACGAATGCCGTTCTCAATGACTGTGTTGTAGCTCTCAATAGTGCTTAGTAACGATCCAGCCTTCTTGCCTATAAAGCTATTCTTTACAGAGTTCCATTTACCCCTGACTCCCTGATCAGATATATCACCAAGTAACCCTTGGATATTCTCCATTTGATCTGCGATTGTAGTCATCTGGTTCGTAGCGTTTTGACCACCAGCCTCAACAAAATCTTTGTAGTACTTTGACCAGTCGGAAGAGTCATCATTGTTTATGATTGAACGCTTTATTCCTTTGAGCGCCCCAGCAACACCCTTCATAATCTCAGTAGTCATTGCCTTCTCATCATACTGGTTGATGTTCACACCAGCGGTTTGAAGGTCTCGCAATAAGTTGGTCACAAAGAACTCAGGGTTGTATGATGTATTAATGCTGGACAAGTATCTGTTGACCTTGCCCATAGCACGAACAACACCAGCAAGGGGTGAGGAACCCAACCCGACATCACCCTTCAGGGCTTTAGCTATTCTTTCATCTTCAAGTCTAACATATACATCCTGTCCATTCTCTTTGACTGTGAATATAAAGGGGTCCAGATACGCTCTTTGATCTGTAGCCCTAACAACTTTCCCACCCCTTAGCTGTTCAGTCTTTGGTAGAGCTTTCAGTATAGTACCAAACTCTTTTGTTACAGCGGGGTCTGAACGTAGCAGTTCTAGAAATGATTGACCAACCTTATTGCGCTCACTTCGTGCAACGGCACCCATGTTCTGGGTTAGTGTTGTAGCCAAGATGTCTGTTGCGTAGTCGTATCGACCTGTGACACGCCTATCTTCTCGTCCTCTGGCACCGAATGGAGCGCCCATGCTAGGGCGGCTAGGATCGGTGGTCTCGTTGTCGGGATCAATCTTACCCCTCAATGGTACATAAGAATTGTAGTTTGACTTCTGTACTACAGTGCCGTCTTCAAGTTCTACTTGATTAAACTCAGCAGGTATTAGACCACCTTGAGTACGAGTGTTGTTGGTATCCCTGACTACATTTCTTACCGCACGATCCAAGGCACCAAGAGCCGCACTATTCTGGTTGTCCAAACGAGAGAACCAGATAAGGATTGCGTCCGCTTCAGCATCGCTCATTCCAGAGCCACTGTTATTGTCTGGGTTTATAGACCTGACGTATGCGTTACGTTCCTTCGCATGCTTGGCGTAAAGATATGCGTCACCTATTGTTTGGCGATCACTACCTGAAGTTTCAATAGCTTGACTTATAAATCCTCTACCACTCTCTGATGCTGCATCAGATACAGAACGAAGGTT